CTATCAATGGATTAATGTCTTTTCTTTCTCCATATACATGATAGAAACAATCAATAGTCGATAGATCAGTGATCAAATCAGTATTAGTTGAATCCTCTGCAATGACAATGAATTCATTATTAAACTCTTGAATTACAAGATTTTGATTTGATCCAATTGGTTGCAACTGAACAGTAATACTATTCTCATCAACTAAATCTTTCCAATAGTAAGGTAATGCAATTACATTTGATTCTTTTAATCTACCACGATGATAAACTCCTACTTCTGGGCCTTCAATACATGCATAACGAAGACGATGACCTTTTCCCTTTGTAGGATGTTCAATATCAAATGGTTTTGGACGACCATCCGCAGCACCGAATCTAGCGGCGAGTTTACCTTTGTTACCACAATCAACCGCACCAGAGAAGAAAGCATCACCATCCACATATAACTTATTTGTTTGTCCACCACTAATTTTTAATGCATTTGGAACTCTACCATCACCAACAATTTCCATACTACCATCAAGTTTGATTCCTAAAGCGGCACTCAATGGTGGTTGAGTATCAAGTGGATTTTGTGGTGGCGGTGGAGTACCAACATTAAATACTGCATCATACTTTGGTGATGCAGACGGTGTTCCAACATAAACAGGCCCATTTAACACCGCAGTTCCTGTCGGTGATGTATCAGGTGCAGTGTAGGAGGTGTCATTTGTCCCTACAATGAGTTTATCTGTTTGTGTCTTAACTATGTGCATTTTTTATTATGGTGTTGATGGTGTTGATATTGTAGTTGCCTTTTTAAGAACCTCTGACATCACACCATAACTCATATCAGCGTCAGCAGCGGCCAATGCAAACCCATATTTAAGTTGAAAAAATCCTTTACTTATTATATTAGCACTATTCTTAGCACTAATTAATATTTTTTCTCCTTGAACACGAACATCTGGTGCCGTAATTTGTGCAAGTCTACAAGCCTCAACCATAAACTGTCCGTCTTGGCCACCGCCCTGTGCAACTAGATTTATATTTCTCGCTTTAAGTGTGATGTCTCCATTATCACAATCAATCAACATGTCACCTTTTAAACACTTGATGGTCTTTGCGTAAACAGGTTGAATATCACCAGCTTCTCTAACTTTTAATCCTTCACCCAATACTTCACAAGATTGGCCTGGCGTATATAGAACAGCTTTACCAGTTCCAGGCCCACCACTTCCAGATTTTCCTTCACCCTTATCAGCATAAAAAGCAAAAGATTGACCCTCTTGAGTTTGAATCTCATAATTGGTATCACCATGTATGCTGCTTTGTCCACTCTGCACAGCAAATCTTTCGTGTACTTCCCTTTCTAAATTTTTTTTATCGTTTGGTGATTTACTGTTTGACATTTTATTTTTCGATACAACTAATTACGGTTACAACAGCGTCCTGAGATATTTGAGCAAGTTGAGATGCATCACTAATTTTAGTGAATTTAAGAACTGGGGATAATTTAGCACCAGCGCCAGTGTCACTATTTATGTTAATTTCTGGAAGTTTAGTGAATCCAAATCCACCATTAATTACATTTGCTCCTGTAATTAATCCATCTTCAATAATTAACTCAATTTCTGCTTGTCCAGGCTCTTGTATTATATCAGATGTAGCATCGCCTGGCAAAGTATCACCAGAACTAGAAACAGATCCTCCACCGACTGTAACAGTGTCATTATCATCGTATCCAAAACCAGTATTCTCAACAATAACATCAGATAGTGATGTTACATAAGATTGTTCTCCATCATAGTTTGCATTTGGATCTGGGATCAATTCTTTTACATTTCCATCAAGATCAGTTTCAGTTGTATTTGGTAGATATTCTTGGCCAGGGCTAGTCATCACAACACCAACAACACCAAGTTCAGTTCCATTTGGATCTGTAATATAGATGGGCAAATCTGATCCTGTAACATTTAATCCAACATCAGATATTTTAGGTGAGTTTTCATCATTATCAAAAACAATATCCCCAACTTGTTTTCCATCAGGAATTATTTTTGTAATTTGATCTAAACCAACTCCATCGGTTAGTTGAGCCAAAGATAATAAATCTCTCTGTCTGTCAGATTCAGTATATCGTAAAGGTGAAACATTACCCATAATTGGATAACCTCCAGCTCCATAACCTTTATCGCAACTATCAAAGAATGATAATAAAGGAGGAGTTCGATATCCAAATCCTGTACCATTAATCGCAACACCAATAATATTTCCAAGAGCATTTACAATCGCTGTTCCACTTGCACCTTGACCACTAGAACCTATAAAGTCAACTCTTGGTGGCCCACATTTAAGAACATTAGTGGTGCAATCTGGTCGAGATGGTGCTGCTGGAATTGCATCTGCAATATCACTAATACCATCAGCAATGTTTGCTAATCTATCTAATCCAATCTTACTACCTATTGTATCAAAAGTATCTTCAATTGATTTTGTAACACCATTTTTGGTAGAATATGTGGTATTTTCTGGGCAGTTCTGTCTATCACAATCAAGAACGTTGGTGATAATATTTGCAAACTTAATTGCTTTAGTAAATGTCTTACTTGGAAGTGCAATACCACCACCTTGAATAGAATTTAACTGACTAAACATATCTCCAAGACTTGTATCCAAAATATTATTAATCTGACCAAACATATCACTTAAAAAATTTTCAACGCCACAAATAGGAACATCTAAAACTTGGCCAATCATATTTTCCAAACTTTTTTCAAGATATCCTGTAAGTTGATCCTGTATTTTTTCAAGATTACAAAAGATTGTATCAATTAATGCGTTGGTGGCCTGTCCAGCAGGAGCTTGTAATGGTTTGGGTGTTTTATCTTTTAAAGTTGTTGATAATTTTTCTAAAGTATCTTGTATTACCCATGAACGACCACGACGAATCAACTTGGTCATTGAGTTGTGAATTTTATTTGATGTTAATTTTACCTCTTGCTGAATATCTACGATGCCACCAAAAATAGGGTTCACATGTGCATCTGTTGAATTTAATTGTTGAAAAGTTTCCATCTTTCGAGTGAAATCTTTTATTGTATTACTTATTTTCGATACTTCATTATCTTCACAAGGAGTATAATTATCAATGGTAATATTTGTAGCATCTTCCTTTTGTTTTTGTGCAATGACTTTAACTAACTCTCCAGGCGAGAATCCACCACCCCAAGGTGATGATGGTGCTATTTGTTGTTTACCAGCTCTCTGTCTAACTTTTGGTGGAGTATATGGGATGAAGTCAATTTGTTTCTTTGATTCAAATTCACTATTTTTTAATCCGTCTGTGACGAAAGGTTGTTTAAATAAAGTTCCGAATATTACTGGTTGTTGTCCATCCTCACCATCAAAGAAAAATCCAACTACAACTTCTCCACCATGATATCTCATAGTTACACCACAACCACCAGTTGTTGACGTATTTGGTGGCAAAAGAACGTGTGCTAAAGGTAGATCTTTATCGGGTAGATCAGTATCATTACCATGATATCCAACGATACGAACTCTGCATCTAAAAGCATTGATATCTTCTCCATCATCAGCTTGTGTTTTTTCTAAAGCATCACCCCACTCTCCTTTAACTGGATCGGTAACTTGACCGATCCACCATTGCATTGGATCTTTTCCTATAAAGTTAGTTGATGACATTTAATTAATCGTCATATATTAGGCACTCAGGTTCATCTGGGTGTTGATCACAAAATAGTTCAAGTGCATTTGGATCATGATGATCACCCGCTTCGATTTCATCTTTATGATGTTCTGCATACTCTTCAAGTTCATGCAATTCCTCCTTTGCATGTCTTCTTGCTGCTGGATTCGCTTGTGGATCATCAGCAATTTTTTTATCGTATTCAATGTGATCTTCGATTGATTTCATTTGATTCTCCTGTTTCTTTTATTTAAGCAGAAAATACATCACGGATTAATGTGAGTTGACTTTCACTTTTTTGTCCACCTATTATCTGTCTTAATCCTGATATTAAGTATTTACCACTAGGATCATTTGTTCTTTCATTTCCATAGGAATCTGTTTTGGATTCTCCATCTCCTTTTTTAAAAGGTAATTTAATTTCAATTACCTGACCAACCCTTAAATCAGGGTTAAGGGAAGTTGATATTTTAAATGATTGTGCAAATAGTAGGTTATTTCTAATATAAGATTTGTTTTGATAAACGGCAAGCTCATTCGTTGGTTGTTCTTCTTTCTTTTTTGAACCTTTTTGTGCAACTGCCATATCATTAACACGAAGCATTAATCGTGTCGGAAAGTCTTCGATACCATTTAATAATTTAGGTGGTCTTTTTAAATTAAAGTCACTAATTTTAAAATCAACTATCTCCTTTGTGCCATTTACTATGTCCACATATATTGTCCGATTTGCATACATTCCCATTCTCAAGTTCATTCCAATATCATTTGTCTGAACCATTTTATTTTGTAGTATTTTAAAAGCACCAGTATCCTGATCATATGGTTTATCTGTATGTGTATATGTAAAACTTGGTTCTTGTTCTAGTAATTTTTCAATTGATTTAAAATGATAACCATCAAAGTTTTCATAAAATAAAAATCCAAAATTCTTAGTGGATGATTGTGACTTTGGACATAGCCATTGCACTGTATCGAAAGGTCTTTTTAGATTACCTACAAATGAATAAGAATTAGTAGCATCATGTTTATCTAAATTTTTAGTTGTTTGAATTCCTTTCTTATCACCAATAAGAAGTTCAAAGACTGTTTGTGAGACATTGCCTGCAAATTTTTTATTGACTCTTGCAGTTTCATTAATGATAGATTCAACAGAAACAAATTCTAATGTCGCTACCTGTTTATTTGTTTCTGTTATGATGTTTCTCACAGAGTTTAACATCAAATTATGTTTCTTTTGAGTGAGTTTAAAATCATCATAACCATCAACTTCAACTGTTAAATCAATATATTCTCCACCAGAAATTCCTTTTCTACTTATTACTTGGTCAACATCAATAAAAGTAAGATTCATCGATATGGTTGGACTATCGATACTTTCATAGTAATCAACGATTGGGCCTCCACCGAGTAGGCTATAATCTTCATCCAAAGATGATCCCTCATTAGGAAGTAATTCACATTTTTTAAATTTAAATTTAGTCTCAGCCATTATGAAATCACCATCGCATTGTTACCAAGATTCAAATATCTTTGAGCACTTTGTCTCAAAAGAGTTGCAAAAGGTATTGGAGCATCTGTATCTTGTAAATCAGTGAGTGTAGTATTAGGTGGTTGAGCTGGCACGGTGGTTTGAGGATTGCTATTTGGCGGATTCATTGCTTGATTTTGTGCCTGAATAACTTGTATATTTTGACTATTCTTCTCTACTAATTGAGAAAGATTAGAAATTAAATCTTCACGTCTGTTTTTACTTTCTATTATTGGTGTGACTAAACCACCCTGATTAAATCCTTTTGCTAAAGTAGGATCTTTTGTAGCGTCATACTTGTATGTTGATACATCTCTTTCTGTCAGCTGATCTTTAGAGGAAACATATTGAGTTGGATTTATTTGATTCTGACGATATCCAAGAACTACAGGATTCATGTATGCTGATGCTGGTTTCACTCCCTGTTCTTTGTCTAATTTTTTCGCTCTATCCATTTTTTTCCTTGTGGCCTTTGATGCATCACTTCTATAAAGAATTGGAAGTAATAATTCCTGTGGAATACCATGTTCTTTTCTCATGAATTGATCAAAAGTGACCTTCTCAAATCCTTCCAACTTATTAATTTCACTCATGAGTTGATTTCTATGAGCAATTAAATCAGGAACTCCAATGGCCACCATCATAGATTTCTTTCTACTTTCTCCAGTGAGAGTGTCTCTCGATCCATCATCGAAAGTTTCGTCTATATTGTATCTCTCTATTGTTTCACTGGACATACCAGCACCAATCATTTCATTTTTCTCATGGAAGTATTCATCATCACCTGTTAATTCATAGATGTCTGTTTTGTCATCAAAATATGTTTTTTCCAATCCTTCATGAGTCATACGCATTGTTTTTTCTATCGTGTTTATGCTTCCATCTTCATTAAACCCACCAAACTCCATACTCATTGAACCTAAAAATGAATCAGTAGTGCCTTTCATCAAAGTAGGTTTATTTGTAGCACCAACTGAAGCATTGAGTCCTTTTAAAGTATCAACACCAACTTTTTGCACAGCATCTTTTGTTACAACAAACTCACCAGGCGTAAGCATGGCGGGAACACTATCAACCTCACCACCTTGATTAAACTTCTGAACTACACCACCTTCATTCAAATTTAATATTTTAAACTCAGAGATGTCAAGACCTAATGCATATGGATTGAATTGTGGTAATCCAGCCGTTTGTCGTCTAGAATTGATAGAGTTCAGAAGTCTTGATCTAGCACCCCTATCCTTAGAACGATTAAACATTGCTATCTTACGTCTATTCCCCTCAATATATGTGTTTCCATCAGATCCCACATATGTGTCAAAGTAGTTTGATTTCTTTTCTGTCAGTTCGGTTGATATATCTGTCTTTCCAGTTTCTTTTGCTATTGCAGCTTCTTCTTTTATTTTATTTGCTTCTTCATTAAACTCTTTTATCTCCTCATTCTCAGATTTTTTTTCAACTAATTTAGTTTTTCTTGAACCAGGCCTTCCGTCAAAATTACTAATTGTGTCCTTAATACCACCTAACGTTTTCTTAATTCCACCTAATATCTTTCCTCCTGTTTCTTTTAATCTTTCACCTAAACCTAATTCTTGTTTAATTTCTGATTTAATTAACTCCTTGTCATTTTCTTTTTTCTTTTCATTATCTTCTTCTTCGACAACACCCAAAAATTTGTCAACTTTAACTTTTCCACCCTTTTTCTTTTTATCTTTCTTTTTTCCAAATAATTTTTCTTTAAGACTTTTTCCTAAGTCTAAAGCTTTTTTTCCAAGATTTACTGTACCACCAATCAATCCTCCTATACCTGAGAGAGTAAAACCAACAGCTCCTCCAACTAAACCTCCTATAAGATTAGATAAGAAACTTCCTACCTGACCCATAAGGCCTTTTTTTTCTGGTTCTTTTACTCCTCCTTTATCTCCTAAAACTGTTCCTTGTGCTTTTTCATTCTGTTCCTTGACTTTCGCCTCCATCTCTTCTTTCTGTTTTCTATCCTCCTCCTCAAAAGCTCTATCCTTTGCCTCATTCTTTAAAAATTGTAAATCATTAGATATTATTTCAACTTTTTCTTTTAATTCTTTTAAAAGAGTCAAATTAGAATTAGATGTTTTTTGAGCAGCCTGAGCCATCTCACGAGTCTCAGTCGATTGATTAAAAAAACTTTTTGGGGTTAATCCACGTTGTTCTAATTCTTCATCCATTTCCGTACTTTCTGACTCCCTCTTCTTGTTGACGTTTTAGATTTTCCTCTTCAATATATTGCTCTAGAAGAGAGGTATAAATTTCTCTTTCCCAAGGCATCATATTTTCGAGCTCTGTCAAGCTATATTTATGGTATTGCATGAGAGCGAAATTTGTTCGATAATACGACTCAAGATCCTCTCTTGCAATACTTATCCGAAAAAATCGGCTAGACCCTCCAGAACGACACTGCTCTTTTTCTTTGTGTTTGGATTTACAACTTCAATAGTATGAGATAATTTAGGCATTGTTGCAAAAAATTTCTCAACCTCCTTATATTGTTTTGAACTTAATTTTTCAACAAAATCAAGCCTTTCAGATGGTGTGTAATCATTAACATCCCAAGCATCCTCTTCTGTGTAAATTGTATCCATACAGTCAGCAATGACTTTAAAAGTTTTACTTACAACCTCCTCAGAATCTTCAGCAGTGGCAAAATTATTTTCAATGAACTGATTTAATGATGGATACTTCATGCGAAGGGTCATTTTATCATCCAAAACAACATCTGTCTTATGATCTTTTGGTTTAATTACTTTAATCTCATCAACATAAAGTGTGACTGGAACTTGAGTTGTTCTATCATCAGGACAAGTCACTGTCATTTTAATATCTTCACCAATTGACTTTGCACGAATATTTAAAAAGATGTATTCAATATCAAAAGTTGGAAGTTTATCAACATCAACTCCTTTTGTCAAAATACATTTCTTTAATACATCTGTTACAGCATTTGTAATCTCATTCTCATTTTTTGATTCCAAAGCGAGAATTAAAATCTTTTCCTCTTTTACAAGAAAAGGTCTGTACTTAATTTTTTTGTTTGATGAATGTAGCTTCAACTCATAGGTTGGAGTTTCAATGGTTGGTAAAGGCATAATTTTTTATTCAATTAATTACTTAGCATATCTATCTATACCCTTAGCATTTAAAATTTGCTCTATTTCAAATGCCATGCGGCGACCCAAGCCTGGATCTTTTATCAATGCTTGGTTGTCAATTTCAGTTTGTCTGGGAAGTGGGACTGCACCCTCCAAATTTTCAAAACTTGTGAAGAATCTATCATAAGAAAACTGTACACTACATTGTAACACATTTGGTTCTCCGTAGGCAACTCTCATTGATGTAAAATCAGTAGGCCAAGCATTTACAAACTCATAATGTGCCAGACTTGATTGATATACTCCTTTCTTGTCAGTAAAAGTATCTCTCTCAAATTTTGTAACATGAAGTATTTCTTTATAATCCTCTGGATAATTAAAACGTGAATATGCAGAATAATCTCTTTGTCTTGTTTCAATCGGATTAATATATGTCATCCATCTTTCCAAAACTTCTAAAATCACCATGTCTGCATCACAGTAAAAAGTGAGATTTAAAGGAGGGAAATTTCTAAGATTTGGAAACGACTCTTGAATTCCTTGATGATGACCAACTGCAAGATCAGTCGTAAAACTTGTGCCTGGAATCTCTGCTTGTGTACACAACAGAGACATTTTTTGTTTAAAATCTGTTCCTTGAGTTCTTTTCTTGCCAGGAGAATCACCTTGCAACCATAAAGCTTCCTTTCCAAATGAAAAAGTTACCTGATAAAGGGTATCAAGTGACGCTCTCGCAAGAGTGTCTCTGATATCTAAAGTTGAACCTTTAAATATATCTGATATTCTCGGAAATAAATTATTATCTGCCACAATAAATAAATTTAAGTTGTTATTACTATATATGAGTTATAAAGGAATATATAGGCCTTCTAATCCTAAAAAATATAAAGGAGATCACCGTAATATTATTTATCGGTCTCTTTG